TTTTTCTTTTTTTTTTTTTTTTTTTTATATGATTAATTAAATTTTTCTTTGTTTTACTGTGCATTTTTCCACAGCAAACAGGATAACAAAGCTAACCTATATTCACTGAAACCTCATTAATGAGGATCCAAGTCCTCATCAAATTGAGAAACCGTCAGAATCAACGTTGCTCGAAAGAGTGATGCTCTCCGAACAAGACGATGATCGCTTAGATCGACAGTCTTTCCCACAAGTTGAACACTTGAAAGGTCTTCGACTAGCCATGTATTGCCAGAATACCGTAGTATTTCCAACAACACCAGTGCTAGTGTCATATCGCGGCCAAGGATTTGGACCACCTGCAACAGTTGACCGCAAAGCAGGTGGTGGTGTATCGTAGAAAAAGCTGAAATCATCTCCAGCAGCTTTCCAATACGAGGGTGGTGCATAAGAAGTAGTACTAGTACCAGTCTGCACCGAAAACTGGTAATCCCAAACAGGATCAAAAAGGACATTAAACTGGGACCAATCTGTAGTTGAGCTGCCCTGGGCAAGAGCACAATAGAACTCATTAACGCCCAGATACTGATAAGTAGACAAATAAGGAACAGTGCACTCAAGAACATTAGTAATGTTCTGAGAAGCAGCAGCTAAACCATCTTCAGCTCGGTTAGAAAACTCCGAACCAACATAAATGGAATTTGTGCTATAAGCACCATTATCTTCCATCTTCGCAGCAAAGTTAGAAAAATCAGTAACACTACCAATGAAAGGTAATTTTAATTTTATCTGACCTGACCAAAACAAAAAGGTATTTGCCCACAAGTCAAAACAACTCTGAACACCAACATTAGTATACGTCCCAGCAGATATCTGGGTGGTAGGCATAGGACCAGCAAACACAGGAAAAGCTCCGGCAGCTGTTGCCTCATTCCACCTCTGACACATACCCTCAACATCAAGATAATCATCTGACGCATTAGGCAGTGAGTAACTCTCATTAAAGATAGGATCAACAACAGCAAACTCCGAAACACGCATCTGACTCTCAAACTGAGATGAAGGTATACGGGTAGGCGATGGGCAAACTTGTGAACGAAACTCAAAATCCGGACCAGCAGACTGGAAAACATACAAAGGAATAACAGGGGTAACGTCTCCAGTAGAGTAAGGAGGATTAATCTCATGAAGCCACAAAAACGGACCACGCGTATCATTAGAAACAACGTTATAGGAATACTGACCA